ATGATTCAGTGTAAACGCGTTTATGACCCGCAGGAAACGAGCGACGGCTACCGGATACTGGTAGACCGTCTGTGGCCGCGCGGGATAAAAAAAGAAGCGCTGAACTACGATGAGTGGTGTAAAACGCTGACGCCATCAGCAGATTTACGCAAGGCTTTTCACAGCGAGACCATCGATTTCGCCCACTTTAGCCAACTCTATCGCCAGGAGCTTGAGGCTCAACGGGAGGAAGGCAAACGCCTGGCGGCCCTGGCCAGTCAACAGCCGCTGACGTTACTCTATGCGGCGAAAAACACCCGGCAAAACCATGCGCAGGTGCTGGCTGACTGGCTAAAATCGCTACAATAAACGCTACGGCTTATTCGGGTGATCGCGCCGCCAGAGCGCCCATTCATCTAACGTTTCCCCGCTGGGCAGCTTACATTCAGTGCGTACGCCCTGCGGGCTTTGGATGGGAACCTGCGTGCCGCCGAGCTGCTGACAGTAAACCGAAGCCGGGTTAGCCATCCCCACCGGATGCGCAGGTTGCGTCGGCTGAGTCTGCGCACATCCGGCCATCGCCAGAGGCAACATAGCTATCATCCACTTCATTTCTACTCCTTAATTGATCAAAACGGACTTTCGCCCTGAATCTCCACCTTTTCTCCATTTTAGCTGCACTTTTGCATCGTAGAGTAGCCCTGTTCTCGAACTGACCAGAGAACAGATCATTCCATAATCAATGAGTTTTTCCCCGTCGCCCCCGACGGGGCTTTTTTTTGGGATTTAATAAATTGAAATAAAAGGATTTATTTCAAAAGTGTCCACATATCGACCACATTGACAAGAATAGCCCCCTTTCCAGGGGGCTATTTTTATACTGCAAGACTAAGTTGACTGTTCCCGTAATGAGAAGCCGGGAAAGCATCGCTGGGGATAAATCCTGGCGGCAAAGGATCTGCGCGCTTCGTTACTCTGCGCTCTACGGTGTTAAGTGTCGTGAATGACTCGCTGCATTCAAGATTCTGGCATTGATGGTATTGCCGGATGGTGAACTCGCTTAACCGGCGGCTGGTGCGAGTGCGGGCGTTTGCGCCGCAGTAGGGACAAACAAACATGATGATCTCCCATAGGGAGTTGAACTCACGCCTATTATGGCCGCTACTGCTCAGTTTCTGCAATCCAGTCGCTTATTTTCGCCTCAAGCTCCATTTTCGTGGTAAATCCGTTATCACCGATTACATGTTCCGCTCTGGCAATGATCCAATTCTGAGTATCAATTTCAGGCTTAAAGCCCGTCACATTCAGATGCATACCCGGATATAAATCGGCGCGACCGCGCGCCAGGGTTATCGAAAACTGCGCCGCGCCTTTCTGGAGCTGTATCCATTTTGCCGCAGCTGCGCGCCTGGCCGCCGTTTCGTTCTGATAGGTTTTACGCAAAACATAAACGTTACCTTCAGCGCCTTCCATGTAATCCCCTTCCGGGCGGCTGCTTTTCTCCTCAGCCTTTTTTCTGGCAGTATTTGTCTTACGCTTAGTGACCTTGACCGGTTTTTTCTTGCCGAAATTAAGATCCAGCCAGTACGCCCGCACGCCGGTGTAAGCATCGCGATCGGCAATGCGGAACCTGTGACGATCTCCGCTGGCACGGGTTATCTCAGCCGATGGCAACGCCCTACCGGATGCACTGACGCCGCCCCCAGGCAGGATAAACAGCAGACAGCCATTTTTCACGGTGGCAATGGCCCCCAACATCTCCGCCATGCGCGTTAAAAACGACATGTCACTCTCTTCGGTCTGGTCCGCATGGTCGATCTCAATGTCGATCAGGGCCTCGCTAATCATCGGCTTCAGGTCATAGCGCCGGGCTATGGCCGATACCACCCGCTCTACCGTCACATCATGCCAGGACACCTCCCGCCTGACGTTCATCTCTTCGCGAAAATCAGCGCTGTGCGCGGTGATGTCGATAACATCCGGCGGCCCGCTATGCCCCACCTCGTCAACGGTGTAGAGACCTTTGTAGATCAATGCCTCACCCAGCCAGCCGATGGACACCGCCAGCTCCGCACCACGCGGTGGTAAATCCGTTACTCCATCAGAGTCATCTACTGACAGGGTTAGCTGGTCAGCATCAAAACCGTTGTTATCTGTCACAGATAGCGAGGTGATGCGGTCGGCCAGTTCGGTTAGGGCTACACCACCCAACGTAATACTAAAATCTGGCGTCTTTACGACCTCACTTAATTTTTCTACATACGCTTCGGCTGCTGTTGTTAGCGTGTCTGCTATCGACATAACTCCCCCGTTTTTTGCTGATGATTCCATGCCCGCGCGCGGGGCTGAATCCCTTTTTGTTGTCAGCGAACGGGCAGACCGGCAACCAGGCGACGCCAGCAGACTTAACCTTGAATATTGCCCTGAACTCAAAGAGCAACATGATGGTGAACTTATGTCTGAAACTCGTTTTCACGGCGTCCGCTCTCGCGAAAATACCGACCTACAGCAGGCAATCAATGACATTGATTCCAGCGTAATCGGTATTGTTGCGGTTGCTGATGACGCCGATCCGGAAACCTTCCCGCTCAATACGCCGGTTCTGCTGACACGGGTGCGTAACGTCCTCGGCAAGGCAGGTAAAACCGGGTCACTTTACAAAACCCTCAAAGCCATTTCCGATCAGTGCAGTCCGCGTGTTGTGATTGTCCGGGTGGAAGGGGCTTCCGGTAACGGTCCCAGCCAGTCTCAGGCCGTTATTGGCGGAACAGATGGCGACAGCTACACGGGAATGTATGCCCTGCTGACAGCGGAAGCCAAAACCGGCTATCGGCCGCGTATCCTGGCGGTGCCGGACTACGACACCGAGGAAGTGACGTCACAGCTTTGCGTGATTGCCCAGAACCTGCGGGCTTTTGTTTATGCCGGTTGTAACGGCTGCGCGACCATGGCGGAGGCTATCGCATATCGCAAAACCTTCGCTTACCGCGAGCTTATGCTTATCTGGCCGGACTTTATCGCTTACAACCCCCTGACGGATGATAACGAAACGTTTCCCGCCCCGGCTTACGCCTGCGGCCTGCGCGCCGCTATTGATAACAGCCAGGGCTGGCACAAATCACTGTCCAACGTTGTAGTGAATAATGTTCTGGGTATTTCGAAGGATGTTTTCTGGGCGCTACAGGCAGAAGACAGCGACGCCAACGAGCTGAACAACAACGAAATCACGACGCTTATCAAGCGTGACGGTTTCCGCTTCTGGGGCAACCGCACCACGGACACCAAAACCTATACTTTCGAGGTGTTCACCCGTACCGCGCAGATCCTGGCGGACAGCATTGCGGAGGCGCAATTTACCTCTGTTGACAGCCCGCTCACTCCGGCCAACGTGAAAGATGTGGTAAGCGGCATCCGCTCTGCTCTCAGCAAAAAAGTCACTGCCGGCCAGCTTATCGGCGCTGACTGCTGGTATGACACGCTGGACAACGGCACCACGGATTTGCGCCAGGGAAAACTGATTGTGCGCTATAGCTACAGCCCGGTCCCGCCGCTTGAAGATCTGACGCTATACCAGACCTTTACTGATGATTTTTACGAACCGGCGTTCGCGTCACTCGGGGGTGAATAATGGCTGTTCCTCACAAACTGCGGCTTTTTAGCTGCTTTGTTAACGGCGACAACTATCTGGGAAAAGTGACCTCTTTCACTCGCCCCAAACTGTCACGAAAGGTAGAGGACTATCAGGGCGGTGGCATGCTGGGTGCGGTCGGTGTTGATCTCGGCCTTGAGGCTGGCGCGCTGGATTCCACCGTTGTTTTTGGAGGCGTCATTAAGGCTCTGTTTCTCGAATACGGAGCAGAAATTGACGGCACGCGGCTGCGCTTTGCGGGTGAATATTTCACTGATGGCGAAAGCCAGCTTGTCGAGGTGGAGCTGCGCGGGCGATTTACAGAACTCGACGGTGGAGATTCAAAACAGGGGGAAGACACGGAGGAAAGCTACACCTTTAAATCCACCTACTACAAATTCTCCATTGATGATCAGCCCCTTATCGAAATCGATCTGCTGAATTTCATCTACAAAAAGAACGGTCAGAACATGTTCCCGGACCGCATCACCTCCGCCCTTGGCATGGGCAATTGATAACCTTTCATAGGGTGGCAAAGATGCCGCCCGGAGATTTTAAACATGGCTAAAAACCTGTTCACGCTGATGCAGCCGGTAGTTCGTAAAGACAGTGAGATCGGTCAGGTGGAAATCACTGGCGCCATCAGTCAGGCCGGATCGTTACGCGGCCTGAATCTTATCCGCGTTGCCAATATGGATGCAGACTCAATTGCCACGCTGTTGACACGAGTCACCGCGCCTGTGCTGACACAAAAAGAAATCAACGAAATGCACACTCTGGACTTTATCGGGCTGGCTGAGCTTCTGGTCCCTTTCTTGAATCCGCCGGAGCCTGGAGCGTCGAACGTGGCGGAGACGGAGAGCGAGTAATCACCGTTGCGTTTGACCAGATCGACGATCTGGTTGCTGATATTGCCGTTATTTTTAACTGGCCGCCCTCTGAAGTTTTCGGCATGGATCTTGGCGAGGTGATAGCCTGGCGCAAGCGGGCGGCGCTTCGAAGTGGTGCCAGTGATGAAGAGTCTTGATATCCGCGTTGCTTTCAGCGCGATCGACAGATTTACCCGCCCCGTTAATGCTGCCCGCCAGAGTGCGGGCGGCCTTTCCGACTCCCTCAGAAAAACACAATCCGCCCTGAAAGGACTCGATAAGAGCAGTGCCACTTTTCAGCGAATGACCGCGGCCGTCGGCAAAACCGACCGTTCCATCTCACGTGCCCGTGCCCGCTTTGATGGCTTGTCAGAAGCGCAACGTAAAAACGGAACGCTGACGGAAAAACAGCAAATACTGATGTCCCGATTGGGGGAGCGGCTTGATCGGCTGACCGCAAAACGCGTGACGGAAGTGGCCCGCCTCCGTGAGAGTGCATCAGCCCTGCGCCAGCATGGCGTCATGCTTTCCGGTAGTAGCGCCACCATCGGTAACGCGATACGCCGCACAGAACAATATAACCAATCCCTTGAACGGGAAAAACGGCAACTTGCTGCGGTCACTCAGGCTCGTAAACGTTACGAGGGCGCACAGCAGATGGCCGGGAAGTTGCGCTCTGGCGGTGCCATAGCATTAGGTACAGCAACCGCTGCCGGGTACGGCGCCGGACGCTTCCTGTCGCCTGCGGTTGGTTTTGATGAGGAAATGTCAAACGTCCAGGCGCTGACGCGGCTCGATAAAAGCGATTCGCAGCTGGCCGCCTTGCGCACTCAGGCAAAAAAACTCGGTGCTGAAACCGCCTTCACCACACGTGACGCCGCCAGCGGCCAAGCCTTTCTGGCAATGGCGGGCTTCACGCCAGATGCTATCCGTGCCGCACTGCCCGGCGTGCTCAATATGGCACTAGCGGGCAGTATGGAATTGGGTGAAACGGCAGACATCGGCTCAAATATTCTTTCACAGTTCGCCCTGGACGCCGGGGAAATGGACCGCGTCAGCGATGTGCTGACAGGTACATTTACCCGTACCAACACCACGCTTAGCAGCCTCGGCGAGACAATGAAAGTTGTCGGGCCGGTAGCCGCGGGACTTGGGATAAGCCTGGAAGAAGCCGCAGCTATGACCGGCACGCTGGCGCGCGTGGGTATTCGCGGTAGCGAGGCCGGTACGGCAATGCGTCGCTCCCTCTCCCGCCTGGCCTCCCCCACTACGGCAGCCAAAAAGGCACTCAAAGAGCTGGGAGTGGAAACTGCCGACGCAAGCGGAAAGATGCGACGTCCGTTCGATATTCTTCTCGATCTACAAAAACGCGTTTCCCGCTTTGGCGAGGTGGATCAGGTTTCATTTTTCAAAGATATCGCCGGAGAAGAGGGTTTTACGAGCCTCCAGTCTTTGGTCAACGGCGCAGGTGATGGCTACCTCCAGTCACTCTATGAACAAATTGCTGAAGCACATAAAAATCAGGAGGCCTTCGCCGTCGCTAACAAGAAGAAAGACAACCTGGGCGGCGATTTGAAGGAGCTGGACAGCGCGTGGGAGGCGTTCCGCATTTCTGTGGCTGAGACAGTAGACGGCCCATTGCGCAGGCTGACACAGGGGCTTAGCCGGGTTATTGGCACTATTCAAACCTGGATAGAAGAAAACCCCAGACTTTCACGAACGTTGTTACTCGCCGGTGGTACTGCACTGGCATTAACCGCAGTATTTGGCGGTATGTCATTAGCTGCTGGTCTACTTTTAGGGCCGCTTGCAAAGCTCAGGCTGGGGTTTGCGCTGCTGTCCGGCGGGAGCGGCATCGGAGGTACGGTATCAGCGTTCCGCATATTGAGTGCTGTGGGCGGCAGTTCACTGGCAAAAATCAGCGGATGGCGTGCCTTACTCGGCGGTCTGGCTGGACGCGCCAGCGTATTAACCAGGTTGATGGTAACCCTGCGCGGCGCGTTACTTGGCGCCTTTTCCTCTCCGGGGACGGCGATAAGCGCCCTGTCAAAAGGCGTTGGCGGGCTGGCGCTGCGGCTAACCGGGCTCCCTGCTCTGCTCGGTATTGTGAAAGGTGGAATTACGACACTGGGCGGCGGATTATCAATGCTCTTGAGCCCAATCGGTTTAGTGGGTGCTGCGTTTGTAGCTGCTGGGGTACTGATCTGGAAATACTGGGGACCAATTAAGGCCTTCTTTAGCGGTTTTTTTACAGGCGTCATCCAGGGGTTAGCGCCTGTTTATAACGCATTTTCCCGGCTGGCGCCCGTTTTCGGGGTCATTGGGGATGGCGTCAAAAACGTCTGGAACTGGTTTAAAAGAGTATTAACGCCCGTTGAGGAGAGTCGCGAGGCGCTAAACAAGTGCGCCAGCGCCGGGCAGACCTTTGGCGAGGTCCTGGGGACCGCACTTAGCGTTCTGCTTTGGCCCCTTCAGAAGTTAATGGAAGGCGTCGGCTGGTTACTGGAGAAGCTCGATCTCATCCCCGATGGCATTGAAAGAGCCAGGCTGGAAGCGGCCAGACTCAGGTCTATTCCGGTTATGTGGGAATGGGATGAAAAATCCGGGCGCATGGTTAATAGGGAGTGGCAATGGTCATCTGAAAAACCTGCAAGCAAAGGCAGCGCCCCGCCGCCCAATGTGCTCGGGGGCAACTCAGGAACAGAGCGGCGGCTGGGCCAAATCGCGGATAACACCAAAGGCCTTTTAGATGAGGAAAAGCGCAAACGTATCGGGCCGGGTGACATTGTATTTAAAAATCTCCCTCCAGCCCTTGCAGTACGTGGTGAATGGCAGGAGTCGAAGCTTGTCCGCCAGTCTGTCAGCTCTCGCCCGGTTATTGCCGCTGGCGAACCATTGATAAAACATACGCAGGCATGGCAACCGGTACGCCGAAATCAAAGCACCCACACGGCGGCTGCGGCTTCAGGTTATAGTTTTTCCGGTGATATTCATGTTCATCTGCATGACATTCAGAGCAGCAATCCGCGCGAACTGGCGCGACTTGTTGGCGAGGCTGTCCGCGCGGAAATTGATAAAAGGCAACGTGCTGCCCGGGGTTCGTTCCGGGATAACGATTAATAAGGAGTAATAACTATGATGATGGTATTCGGACTTTTTGTATTTGAACTCAGGACACTGCCCTATCAACAATTACAGTTATCTCGTAACTGGCGACACGTTAAGAATGACCGTGTGGGCCGGAGCGCAAGATGGCAGTACGTTGGCGCCGGCGAGAACCAGCTGACGTTGGGTGGGCTGCTGTACCCTGAAATTACCGGTGGCAACCTGTCGCTGGGTGCCGTCTCGACGATGGCGTATACCGGGCTGGCCTGGCCGTTAATTGATGGGGTTGGCTCGATTTACGGAATGTATGTCATTACGGGGTTGCAGGAAACGCATCAGGAGTTTGATCGCTATGGTAAGGCGAAAAAAATTGAGTTCACGCTTTCGTTGCAGAGGGTTGATGAGGATATCAGGGAGGGGCTGCAAAGTACCTCTGTTAGCGATCTGTTGGCAACTTTTGGCGATTGAACTATTAAGGCAACAAACACTTAACTAGAAATCGCCAAATATATAGTATCTTATATTAATACTACCTATTATATTTCCAGTAATGAATAGTATTATTGAAGACAAAGATATCTTTTATTCAGGCAGGCAACTCAACATATCCATCTCGCTTTATGCAAAACCTAGTCTAGAGGGCAAGTTGGATTGTTTAAAATCCATTGATAATTAATCATCACCTTACCCCTAACTAGTAGCATGATAATTTATTACTAACTTCTATCAGAAGGTAAATCTTCTACTCCAGAAGAGTGGTCAGGCAACCCCACACCTTTGTCGACACTTTTTTTCATCTTAACAGGGATATTCCCCGCAATTTTTTTTATGCTACTGTTATCTCGAAGTACAGAGCGGCGAATGAAATCTTCAGTTATGGTTAACAAAGATTTAAACTCGCTTTCTGTCGGTGACCAAGCACGATGCGCAGCAGCATTACCTGCATCTGTAACTATAAGTAACTGACTTTTTTCAGTCTCACCAATATAACCTTGCTCAGCAAGTCTTTCGATTTTTTTTACTAAAGGCAATGTGGGTAATATTTTTAGTATTTCAGAAGTGCGATCGAAGGCAGTCCTTAAACCGATTGAAGCCAAAATATATGATTCATTATAATAAGCCTTATACATTTCATTAAGCAATATATAAAGCTGGTAATCAACATCAACTATTTTTTCAACCCATAATGGGCGCTGTTCAAGCGCACTGGGATAGGTTTCATATCTATAATTTGATATGACGATAGTTTTTCCTTCGTCATCTTGATCATATTCTGAATCCTCACTATGCCAAGATTTTGAATGATAAAATACCGTATCACATCCTTTACATTGCAGAAGACGGTACTCTGTCCCCCATTCTACATGGTATTTGTTATTGCTGTTGCTCCAATATCGTTCGGTCTCTCCAAAAACTATGCAGTTTCTTTCGCCCATACATAATGGACAATTAGCGCGATATGTTGCTTTATCTGTCATTAGTTCTCCTAAATCACTTTAAATTTATGCATACAATATTTCAGTTATTACTTACAGTACAGCTTAAATTGTGGACCTGCTAATCATTTTCATTATAACTTAAAACATAAAAATCGCTTTCATTTAGACCAAAAGGGACTATATCTAGAGTGTAACTTTAAAAATCAATATTAAGATGTTAAAAATGATTTGTTTTAACCATTTTGAATGAGAGGTTAAGGTTCAACACTTTAAGGACTAACATTATGAATGAATTAGTATCTGACAAAAATGTTGCCATAAACTTACTAGAACATCGAGAAAGGTTATTAAAAGCCGGCGACAGAGCATACCTATATGACATCAATAGATGCTATAAAACAGTGATTCGTCATTTACAAAAATCCGGGTATAAAAAAATTTCCTCCAAAAAATGCCCACAACTAATCAAAACATTTGTGGATCTAATTTTTGAGGCGCAATATAAAAAACCTTTTTTCCATATCGAAGGAGATCTCCCATTTTGCTGGAACTCTCCAGCAAAGGGCGGTTGGGAGCTGGATTATATAAAATATGAGTGGGGACATTTCAACTCTATAAATCAAAATATCAACACAGCCCATAACATAGAAAATCTCTGCTTACAATCAGCTAGGTGCAATCAACATATACAAAGCTCACTAAATATCCCTGAGTTATTATCTTACGGAGGAAAGCTAGAGGAAGTTGTAACTCAAAACATAAAAAGAAGAAATGAACTATTCAAATCAAAAGAGTGGAAATTATTAATTGAGAACCTCGAGCATTACAAAGATCAACCCTAACTTAGTTTAAATTGGGTTTGTATTAACTTACCCCTCCCTTTCAGAGGCTTCAGTTTATTTATGAAGCCTAAGCAGCTTCTTGAACACATATACTGTTGAGCAGGCTAAAAAGAACCTACTTACAAGACCTAATTTTAATTATTAAGATTTACGTATCCACATGCAAATAGAGACATATTCATTAGTCACATCCACCTCTTTGTTCGGAGACTCCTTCTGGCCTGATGCATCAATATAGGTTCCCTCAGTAAGCGCCAGCGGGCCACTTTTCTGGTTATCTGTTGCATGAGTTGTATTCGGATCCCACGTAGCCCCGGGAGATCTGTCGCCTGAACGATGCCAGTGGGGAGGTAGGTTTTCGGCTTCGAGTTTCACCTTGTTACTACCGCCGGTCACGCCATACTTAGAACCAATTCTGACAACCCTATCAGCAAAGGTTTCGCTTAAATCCGTCCAGATCTGCCATGGAAAGCGCTCCGCTGGGCTTTTCTCACCTGCGACAACGATTCCGACATAAAAAATGGCGTCAACAATTGCCCTGTAGGCCGTTCCGTCGCTGTTAAGACCCAGCGCCTTGAGGGCTTCGGATGTATCGCTCAGGTCGGAAAGATTATTTTCTTTCTGAAGTGCGCCGGTGATGCGTAAGTCATCCCCCGCAGCCACCGTTTCCGCCGTGGTGCCCACGTTCCGCGTGGCTGAGTTTCCCAGCTCCAGATTATCCCGGGCCTCTTCGGTATCGTTTAAATCAGAAAGATTTTGTGCTCGCCGCAGATAGCGTTTATCACCCGTTTCCTGCGTGAGTGTGGCAAGCGCCGGATCGATAACAAGCTGCACGCTTGAAGTGTGGGTCAACGTCAGCACCAGCGTCAGAATAATCTCTTTGATTATCGAATCAGATTGCGCCGGGAGGTATGTCGCCGGGTATGTGCCGTAAGCGATGAGTGTACCCTTAGCGCTGACCAGCCCCGCTTCTCTGAGTGTTTTACCCGGATAATCCTGGCAGTTGATAACAATCTGACCGCTGATAAACCCCTCATAGCTTGAATCAGAATCAAATGTTTCACGGCCAAACTGACCAAAAAGCGCGGTCACCGCCGCCAGGTCGTCGGGTTCGGTCGGTAAAGTCACGCCGCCACCATCACCGATCAGTACGGCGGTAATATCCACAACCTCCCCCGCCTGATACGCGGCCTCGATTTCAGCGGCGCCCGCCGTCGTTAGTGTCAGTCCTGTTGCCATAGTGTTTCCTCTGCTTCAATGCCATACACGCTGGCAAGACGATCATAAAAATCATCACTAACAGTTTTGCTGTCGGCATCAATATCGCTTTCACCGGGATGAATAACTCCCGCATCCTGGAGCATTTGCAGGTATTCAAGGAAAAATTCATCGGTCTGGCAAAATCCGATCAGGCTTTTAATTTGATTGAATGTTTTCATAATTTATTCGTTATCCAGTTACCGGGTAAATCTGCGAAATCGTCCAGGCTGGTACAGTTGTAGAACGCGTAATAATGCGCCGTGACGTTTGGCACCTTGCCCATAAATTCCAGGCCCTTACCCGTGAGGGCAGAGCATCCCCTGAATGTGGCCGTCGTGGTGACAATCGTCGAATAACTGTCGAGATTAAATATCGTGCTGACGTTGGTTCTCAGTTGCACACAGCTGTCAAACAGGTAGCCGATTGTCGTCGCCGGTAAGTTATTCAGCAGACCGGCCCCGACCTCTTCCAGTGCGACGCACTCGGCAAACACATTGGTAAAAGTCGTGGCGTTGATACTTGCGACAAAAAGATCGGCAGGCACTGAACGCAGGTTTTTACATCCCCTGAAGGTCTGGCCGTAGGCCGTCACCAGCGGGTTACCACTGAACAGATTTTCCGGTATTTCCACCACGCCGGTATTCTGGAAGGTTGCGCCAAATGCGGTGATAAGCGGGCACGATGCAAACAGCGACGGCGGAATGTTCACCAGTGTCACGCAGCCGTAGAACGTAGAACCGGCACTGATCAGCAGGGGGTTATGTTTCAGTAAATCAGCAGGCAACACCGCCAGCGCAGTACAGCCGGAGAAGGTCAGCGTCAGGGAAGTCAGATTGACACAACCCGCAAACAGATCGGACGGCAGCGCGGCCAGCGCGGTGCAGTCCTGGAAGGTGCTCCCCATTGCCGTCAGAGAGGTCAGATCGCTGAACAGCTTTTCAGGCAGTACGGCAAGGCCCGAGCACTGGTTAAACAAGCCGGTGACATTCGTCACTTTGCTGCATCCTGCAAACATATCCCCGGCCAGCGATACCAGCGCCGTGCAGCCCATAAATGTATAGGTCAGGTTAGTCAGGGAACTACAGTCACGGAATGCTCCGGCCCCTATGGTTTTCAGGGATGTACATTGGGTGAATGCATAATAGAACGTCGTGACCAGTGATTTACCTGCAAAGGCCTCTGCTCTGACGGCTGTCAGTGAAGAACAGGCATAGAAAGCCCGGTCAAAGCTCGTTGCCTTGTTACAGTCCACAAACGACGGTAGCGCCGTTAATGCTGTGCAACTATTGAAGACGCTGGCAAAGGTAGTTGCACTGACACACCCCTCAAAAATATCATCGCCCACTTCTTCCAGAACACGACAATAGTAAAAAGCGGAGGAAAATGTTTGCGCAAGCGCACAGCCAGAAAACACAGCTTTTCCCGCTTTTACCAGTGAAGAACAGCCGGAAAAAACGGTTCCAAAATGGTTAACCAGGGGTAAATCCTTAAAGAATTCATCAGGTACAGAAAGCAGTTGCGTGCATCCACTGAATGCCCCGCCGAAATGCGTAGCTTCCAGGCAGTTGCGGAACAGGCGCGGCGGTAGCTGCGTCAGCGCCGTGCAGTTCCTGAAAATCGCAGTAAAGACGCCACCAGGCACATCGCTGAATAAATCTTCTGACAATGTTGTCAGCGCACGGCATCCATCGAAGGTATAACCGAAGTTATTTCCACTGACACACCCGTCAAAAATGCCCGTCCCGGTATCGATAAGGGATGTGCATCCCGAAAACGCACTGGTGAAATGCGTCGCAGCAGCACAGCCCTGGAATGTGTTTTTGCCAGCACTCAGCAGCCGCGTGCAATTCTCAAACACTGAGGTGAATAGCGTCACCTGAGATAATTCGCTGAACAGCCCATCAGGAACAGCAGCCAATGCCGTGCAGCCATAAAACGCCGACGAGAAATTTGTGGCACCAGAAAACCGCGCAAATAAACCCTCTGGCAGTTCAGTCAGCGACGAGCAGCCCCGGAAAACAGAGTTACAATTCTGAATATTCGGCAGATCGTCAAAAGCCCCGGCATGAACCTTGTAAAGGCCAGTTGCGCCACTCGCGAAAGAAACAAGATTGTCCCTGTCTCCCGTCAGAAGAATGATTTCCTGCACGGGGTTCAACGTCACTGAAACGTTACCCGACGTGCGCTGGAAACTGGCGGTTTCTGTGTTCTTAACCGTTATTGTGTACTCTTCTCCCTCTACAACGTCACGCGTCGGAATAACCCAGCCGTACACAGCACTGGCAGCATCAAAACGGTATTCCCGGCTGTCTGTTCCGTCGCCATAATCAATCGTGAAATCTTCATCCATGCGCACGTAGAACAACGGACGGCTTGCATTGTCGATGCGGGTGATGAACTTCATCACCGCGACCACTTTCACGTTGATCACCGCGCTGACGCCGTTAGTCGTCGTGACGGTGACCGAACAGGTGCCCCGCTTCACGCCCGTAACCAGAATAGCGCCGTTGACAATTCGGGCAGTCGCGATTGTTTTATCCGACGTGGTTACCGTAAAGGTTTTATCTTCCGCGTATTCAGGGAGGATGGTCACCGTGACCGTTTCCGCGTCACCAGGGGCCAGATTCAGCTCGTAGCGGGATAAAATCACCTGCAACGGGACAAAGCGCGGCGTGATTTTCTCCGTGGCGTACATGTAACCGGCCGCATATGAGGTTCCCTGAAGTCGGCCAAATACATGAACGGAAAACCAGCTGCGCAGGTTCCTGGCGCGCAGCACCGCCAGTTTCAGATCCTGCTGGTCGTATTCCGTCACCGGCAAATCGTTCTGATAAACGTTCAGGCGAAAGGTATACGGATCCCCTTTCGGGTTCTGATTGAACCATTCAACAATATCCGTCCCAAAAGGACTGTCCACCAGGGCATGACGGACGGCGGCGACCGTACCGCGATGGCGGTGGATGTAGTGGGCGCGCTTGATCGCATCGCGTTTCTTTTGTTCTGACCAGTTAATATTCCAGGTATCAACCTGGTATTCCCACGCCAACCACGGCAGAAGCGCCAGCGGGCAGCTGTCTGGATCCTTCACCCAACGGATCAGATATACCGGCAACCTCTCCAGTGCGGCGGCGCTGGCCCTGTCGATGGCCCGCTCCACGGCGGTTGCGTTGGGTGGCAGAATGCTGGCGGGATAATTAGCGGTCATAGTCCATCACCACAAGATTGATTTTCACAGAGGTGCAATGAGGCGCTTCGCCCATCGTCGCAACGACGTCGGCGGCCGGTGAATGCAAATCGACGGTGACAACGCCGTCCTGATGCAAAGCCCCGTCTATGCCCGACCGTGCAGCGGTGGCGTTGATAAGATGCACTGAGGCGGTGTATTCGTTCAGTGCTGCGGTGGCTTTTTCCAGCACCGTGGCGGTGTCCACGCCGTAAGGGACGTAAATGTCAGCAACCACCTGATAATTCACTATCACAGCGGAACGGACGTAATCAGCCACATAATCCGTAATCGGGCGCACGTCTTCCGGGTTTACCGCCGCCAGGACTTTATCGAGCAGCGCCTGCGGGGCGGATCCATCCCCGGTGCGTGACAGCACGTAGAGGAAAACGCGGCCTTCCTGATTATGAGTTTCAGGACCATAGGCGCGCACGTCGAGCACATCCGCATCTGCGCCTCGCGCAAAATAGTGATAGGCATTACGGGCGCCCGCCGTGCTCAGGCGCGCCCATGAGAGCAGCGTGCGGGCGCGCAGCTCTTCGTCGCTTTCGTATACGGCGTCCGCCTCGTCGGTGGCTTCAGTAATCAGCAGACGTTCAGTGTCAAAATTACCCGAGACCTGATCGAGATCCGCCCCCAGGGCGCTGGAAAGCAGCACTGCGCGCACGGCTTCATTGATGCGTTGCAGCAGATGGATCTCGCGATAGGTGAAGGCCTGAGCCAGTGCCGCCATCGGTTCAGATTCCAGCAACAGCGCAGCAGACACAGAAGCCTGAAGTTCCGCAGGCATGGCCGCCACGATAAGCGCCCGGATATCAGTCAACACCGTTTCAAAATCGGGCACCTCGACGATATCAGGCTGCGGGATCTGAGATAAATCGACGGACGTTTGCACACTAGCTCCTTAACCTGATTGTGTTGCTGGTTTCTGTCATGGTTTCCGTGATGGTGCCGCTCAGCTCGGCGGTCACTGCGCCTGTTTCTGAAAACACCACGTTGACGGTAGTCAGGCTGATCCGCGGCTCCCACTGCGCCAGCGCGATAGCGGCTGCGCCCATCAGCTGCATGCGGGTGACGGCGTTCTGCGGCGCATCGAGCAAATCAGGGATCGTGCTGCCAAAGTCCCGGCGCATCACACGCGAGCCGGTTGGCGTGGTGAGGATTTTTGTCACGGACTGCCAGAGCTGATCGTGATCGGTCAATGCGCCGGTGCCTTCCGGGTTCATCCCGGTATAACTGGCTGTCATTGCGGGCCTCCCGTGGTACTCCCGCCAGACTGCACGCCACCGTGTTTATGTTCGTGCACGGTGATCTCGTTTGACTGCAACACGCCGCCGGAGTGGATCACATCACCGGCCATCGTGCCGCCGTGGGTCAGTTCGAAAGTGCGCGCTTTAAGTTTTTCTGTGCATTCCACCTCGGGCGCATCCAGCGTGACGCGGGTTTCTGCCTGGATATGCGCGGTTTTAATGCCGGTCACGGACAGCGCTCCGGCATCGTCGGCAGCGTCATAATGCAGGCGCGCACCATCCGGTGCGGTGATGCTGATTTCCAGCAGGCTGCTGCCCGTTGGCGGGTTATCTGCGCTGTATGCAGAGCCAATCACAAACGCGTTTTCAGGGTTGCCACCCGGGCAACCAATCCAGACCTGCTCCCCTATCGAGGGCGGTAGCCAGATGCTGAACGCCCCGGCGCGGGTCACGTTCCAGCGGATCCAGGTGGTCAGCAACCTGCCGGAGCGAACGCGCACCGCTTTCTTGTCGGCGCTGATTTGTTCCACGACGCCCAGGCGCAGAATGTTTTCCAGCAGGCGCATCAGCTCAGCATTCATGACGCACCGCCCAGACTGCTGATAACGGCGTTTTCCGTAGCGCTCAGGTCTGCCGGAGTTATGCCCAGTAGTTCACGCGCCGGGTACTGCGCGTAAGCGCCCGGACCAACCTCGTCTTTGAGGCCGTACTGGTGAATACGGGCAATGCGCGCAGCGATGCCGTCAAATCCTACGGTGACGCCGCCCGCGTCCGGCCTGAGCTTCATAAAACGCAGGGTGCGCAGTCGGGTAAACATCGGTGCTTTTTTTGTCTCTGAATGCGTCGCTGATTGCGTTTTGATTTCCAGATACCGCTCGATATCGGCCCGGTAGAAGGTGCGGATATCCCGGCGCTTCTCGTCAAAACCCGTGATTGTCCGGCCATATTTACCGCGCCCGCCGCGCCAGTTTTTCAGCGCCCGCACCTCGTTATTCCAGAAGAACTTGATCCCCTGCTGGGTGCGGTAAACCTTACGGCGGCGCACGGCATAGCCGCTGCCGTCCGGGTTTTTCTGTGACGCGATACGGCGCTGCTGACTGCGACGCAGTGCCAGACCAATTTTGCGCGCGGTACGGGTGCGCCCCGCCGGGCTGACGCCGTCGAGGATGTCCTGAAAGACCTGATCCAGCTCGCTGAACATGCGATCGCTCACGCTCCGCCCTCCTGAAGCATGCCTTCAAATACCAGCCCCCAGCCTGCGGCGTGAGGGGCGAGCACGCGCGGTCGAGGCTCCGGCAAATGCTCGGCGCACGGCACGCCGTTTTCATCCAGTTGCACCAGTACCCGCTGATGTACCGGCAGCTCAAACATCAGATCGGCGGTGTCATCGCTGTTAATCAGCGTAGTGAATTTTATCTGCTGGTTTTTATCGGGGTTAAGCAGCAGATCGGGCTGATTAAACCAGAGCCAGGCCATGAGCGGCAGCGTGAAGTCGTCAATGCTCCCGGCGTAGTTCATGACGAACAGCACCAGAGAATAGCGGTACATGAATGACGGCGTTTCACCGGTGGTTTCAATGCCACCCTCTTCAACGAACACCGTCCAGGCTTCTGGGTTCGCCCGACACCAGGTGTTTGCTTTCTCAATGGCGGCACGGAGGGTGTCTATCTTCAGCATTTATGGCTCCTTACGGGTGTTCTGGCGCAGGTTGTCCCACTGGCGGATCGTTGCTTTGTCAACATTGCAGGCATCAAGCGCATCAATCAGCCTGTCGCTGAATATCGCCACCGCGCCCCAGGTCACTGGCTTATCCAGCGCCGGGCGTGGCGTCTCTTCGGTCAGACTCTCCGGGACGGGTTCACGGACCAACTGAATGACCGGCGCGGGCGGCGCGTTTTTGCAGGCTACGACTGACAGCGTCAGGCACAGGAGTAACAGCGCACGTGTCACCATTGAACGCGGCCTGCATTGCTTCACGTCGTCGCTCCCCTTCTGCATTACGCTGTTGCTCACGGACTTTCACCTCTGCCAGTAACTTATGGGTTTGTATGGCGGTCGCTTTCACTTCCTGGATAACCTGGTCGTAACCGGTCGCCGTTTCGGTCAGCAACTTGTTGCGGGTCCTGGCCTCGCTCAGCTGGTCGGTCTGCCACCAGACAGCAGCCAGAAGGACAAGCATCACAATCACACTGCCCGCCCTCATGACGGCGTACTCAGGCCCAGCAGGCACCAGGCTTTAAAATCATTGCGCCGGTTAACCAGGCCGGCGGAGCGCTTACCGCCCACATTGACGAAATCAGTCAGCCTGTTGCACATCTGCGGCCATTGTCTGGCCTGGGCATGCTTCCAGATCGTGGTCCTCTGCTTGCGTCCGTTTTTATCGGTGAACCACATCAGCCCGGTGCAGCCCAGATTCAGGGCCGCATCCGTCATAGCCTCAAAGGTGAGTTGCGGCATGTCGGCACCATGGAAATTGTTATTGATGCAGTTCTCCGCCCGTTGCAGATCGTTGATCCAGCGCCGCGCTATTTCCTGGTTGCTGTATTCGCGGTTTTCCACGCCGCCCGTGGAGCCAACGCCAACCGTCAACACCCCCGCCGTGCAGTAATAAGGCGTGCTGCGGCAGTCTTCCCAACCTGCAATTTTCTGCTGCCCTTCTTTCGAAGTTCTGACGCTCCCGGGCGCCAGCGAAATGCCCAGAGCCACTATCACCGCAATCGAACATTTTTTGATGATGTTCTTCATGCAGGTTTGTCTCCGTGCAGTTGCTCCAGCAACTGCCGCTCACGGTCCGACAGGTTGCGGGTTTGCGCCTGGCGGAGAATCTGCTCGATCAAATCGTTACGGCGCTGGCTGGCCTGCTCAATGCGGCGGCGGTGAATCGCCAGCCGGACGGCGGAAACAATCCCCAGAAGAAGGCCAGCCAGCGCCAGTTTTTCGCTGACGGTCATGACGCCCACGCCGGTCACCAGGGCGGATGTTGCAAACGCAAAATATTCGTTAATACGATCCAGAGTCATTCCCATAACTGGACGGTTACCCGTTCCACCTCGCTGGTTATCACGGGCATTTCGATCTCCTGCCCGACATTCAAAAATATCTGGTTGCTCAGTCCCGGATTGGCTTCGAGCACCTTCTCCGTGACACCTGCGGTTTTGCCGTAATGACGCCAGCAAAGCTGATCAACCGTGTCGTTTTGCAGCGCCCTGACTTTCATCAGAACAGCTCCGCATAGATCCGGGCTTCTTCCCGAATGTCAGCGATACTCCAGCGCCCGTCCCGCCAGAGATCATCTATTTGCCTGTCCAGGGCTTCGGCGTCTTTGTCACCTTTTGGCGTGGTGCCAACATCCCTGTAACCCTCCAGAACACTGGCGCGCGTGAAGGAGTAGACCGCACGCCGGAAGCGGTAAACTTTTGCGCTTTCGCCGTTAATCTGCTCGACAGGTTCACCGACAGAAGTCAGCAGCACAGAGGCCAGAGATTCCGCACCTTCCGCTTCCCTTTGCTTGCGCCAGTCCTTCAATTGATCCGCGACATGCAGCGCGGCCTCCGTTGCCATATGCATTAATCGGGATGTTGTAATGTCACCGGCGATGCGGGCAGCCAGGCGCAGATCGTGGAGTTTTACCGTCGGCCAGAAAGTGCCGATGGCAATCTGTGCGCCGCCGTCGTCCACGTCTGTCACATCACTTTCAGCAGGTCTGACGGGGCGCTGTGCGATAAAACTCATCGTCGTTTCTCCGGTAGGTCAGGCGGTGGGCGTCCGGTAAAAAGACCGCATTACGGGCAGATCTCCGGGCGCGCCGCCTGTGGCGCGGGGCCAGTTCATTACGCTCAGGCGTTTACTTTGTGGCGGTTTTCGTTGTCTTTTTTGCCGCCGTTTTGCGGGTGGCTTTTTGAGTGCCGGCCGCCGTTTTCGTCTGCTTGCGCGTTCGTGTTGCTTTTTCTGTTGCGGGTGTTTCGGTTGCTGCTGTATCGCTGGATGAAGTCTCATCTTCCGCATCACCACTTGCCGCGCTGGTCTGCGGCGCCTTTTTCAAAGCGCTGACCAGAGAAGCGATCTCCCGTTTCACACCGGCACCCGGGTTCAGGCTCATGGCTTCCCGGAAGAGTTTCAGCGCTTCGCCTTTGGTTTCCGCGTCTTCCGTGTCGCGACGGCAAAACGCTCTCACCTTGCACAGCTTCGCGCGGACCTCATCCGGCATATCACTGTCAGCCACAATGTCGGCCAGCTCGTCCAGCATGGGGATATAGCTTGACAAATCGGCTCCGGCGTCCGTGGTGGCGAGGTTCAGAATGGGATTGCAGATTTCCTCGACCAGTACCGTGGGTGCCGGGCGGCGATAGTTGTCATCCGGCATGCTCAGGCCATGCTTAACGACATAGCGCCCGATACGCAGCGCCAGCGCATAGTCGGAGCAGTCCACCGCCCACACCATCAGCGTGGTGATGACCGGATCCGCGCGCCCGCTGTCGCCCTCGATCGTGCCGTCAATCCATCCCTGAAACTCAGGAAGGATGCTGGCCTTTACAGCGGCCTTCGCCTGGCGGGACTGGATTTGGCTTAGCGAAGATTTATGCATATGCAGGCGAAAGAGGATCTGCTCATGCGCGGTGCGCGTCTCCGCGTCACGCTCATCACTGATGCCCCGCCTCTCTGCCATGACCTTCTGAAAGTGTCTTTGTGCCGGTGTCAGCATGGGTTCATTCTCCTGGGCGGGCTTGCTGCCCGCCATGTGATGGGGATTATCAGGCGAATGTCACGCCGTCGATCATGGCAATCATGCCGTACTCTTCAATGACATAGTCATCATTGCTGGACTGGTAAGTCGCCACGCGGTTGTAGTGCGGCTCTTCCCGGATAGAGCGACGCAGGGAGCCTTTCTGGTAGTACACAGAGAGGTTTTTCAGGTTGGTGATGAGTACGACATCTTCAGGAATACCCGGGACAAAGACCGTCGGCAGACCGCCGATCTTTTCCTGGCTGACAATGAGCTGCGCAGCCAGCAGTTCGGTATTCGGATTGGTCTGGCTGAGCGCGTTCACTTTCGGCAGGTTCACTTTCAGCAGCAGATCGGACGAGAGCACAGTCACCAGGCCGGGAGCGCGGCGGAACCAGGGATCCATAAGGCTGTGACGCGCATCAAGCACGGCGGCATCAATATTGCCGTAGGTGCCTGACGCAATTACCGCGTTATTCTCATCACGGGAGGTCAGTGTGATACCCGGCATAATGCGCTGCGGCGCTTCATTGCGGATTTTTTGCAGCCAGCCAACACCGCAATCCTGCAATAACGGGTAGGTCGTGCGGTCGGAGTTTTCAGAGTAATGCGTGCCATTAAAGCCAATCATCTGGCGATCCAACCCCAACTGACGAGCCATCGCATTACTGATTAATGACTGAAATTCAGGGTGACCGGCCCACGCATCCAGCTCCGCATACGAAAGCGCATAGTCATAGTTGGTTTTGCGGCAGTGGTAGTTCTGCGGCTCTTTGTTATGGTTCGGTGCAGGGTTACGGCGGTTGGTGCCGTCCGAGCTGTTATTGGTGCTCGCCATCGGCCCTTTACTGCCGATTTTTACTTTCTGCCCTTCCTGCTCTTTAACCCCAAAGTGGTTAACCAGCTTCATGAAGTCATCCGACTCCATGGCGGCCTGTTCCAGTTTTTGCTGGATAGTCGGATCGACGCTGAAACGATTGGCAACGGCTGAGGGTGAGACACCGTTCAGATGTGCCTGGCGCACAATGTACTTATCAAATAATTCGCGGGTCAGGTTTTCCATGGTTACCTCTTAGAATTCTGCAAGCTGCGCGCTGCTGTTGCCGGTTGCCGCCGGCCGTGCGCTGTAATTTTCTGCGGGCTGGAGCTGAAGCTGACCGCGCAGCGCGTTAAGTTCGCTGGTCAGTTGCTGAATGGTGGCGTTGTCCTGCTGGCGTTCCTGCTCCAGAGCACTGAACCGGTCAATCTGATCGGCCTGAGATTGCGCAACGGCTTCAACAACCTGATGCAGCTGACTGAAACGCTGATCGTCGGTTTTCTGGCCTTTATTGAGAATGCCCATCATGCGGTTAAACCAGTTGGCTCCCTCCTCACTACGCTGGGCTGCCAGTTCGACCACTTCAGCTTCAAGCGCATCAGAGAACATCGGCGGCTCAGTCTGCTGGTTGTTGAAGGCCATCACTTGCGCGCGCTGCTGCGCGGCAAACTTCAGGCGCTCAGTACCCAGGCTCGCCGGGGTGTCCGTCATCGCCAGGCCAACCACATACGCTTTCCCGTTGAGGGCAAACTGCGGGTGTAGCTCAATACTGGAATAGACTTTCTTACCTTCATCGGTGAGCTGCTTCATGCGGGCCAACGCGTCGATCTCGGCATAGAGCGCCGTCCGACCGGCCAGCGGCCCTTCGGTGATATCTTCCGCGCTCAGCGCGGCAACATCTCCCATGGCGCCAAAATTGCTGTCAGGGAGCATGGAGAGATAGTGCTCCACGTTGACGCGGGCGCTGTAAACGTCCGGGTCATAGCTCGCTGCCGCATCGCGGAGGTGCTGCGGCTGGATCTCGCGCCCGTCAACTGTGGCGCCGGAAACCGCAACGCGAAACTTTTTGCGGGCGGGTTTAGTCGTGCTGGCCATGTTGTTTAATCCTGTTGGTTTGTGTCAGTCGCAGCATCATCGCAGAGCCTGAAAGCCCCGCGCCACGCGGTTTTGTTGTCGGAGAACGGCCAGACCTGAAACCCCGAGCCGCGGGGATCGCGCGCAGGTAATCTCCCTGCTCAAAAGGGGGAAGTGATGATTCAGGATGCGTTTATTCGATTAAGGGCAAAACAGCTCTACTGGCAGGGTTACCCGCCCGCCGAAATTTCGCGACTAATGGGTATCAACTCAAACACGGTTTATTCGTGGAAAAAGCGCGACGCATGGGATGACACAACGCCCATCAAACGGGTGACGCAATCCATTGATACCCGTCTCTGCCAACTGAGCGCGAAAGACAATAAAACCAGTGGCGATTTCAAAGAGATCGATCTGTTAACCCGGCAGTTGAAAAAACTGGATACCGGGCAGGCCTCCACTACCACCGGCGTTAAAAAAACCAGTCGTCGCAAGAAGAAAAATCACTTCTCCGAGGAGCAGATCGAGGCATTACGCTCAAAAATTCTCGACTCTCTCGCATGGCACCAGCGCGGCTGGTACGAACAGCGCGATCAGCGTAACCGGATGATCCTCAAATCGCGGCAGATTGGGGCTACCTGGTACTTTGCCCGCGAGGCATTGCTGGGTGCGCTGAGGACGGACGTTAAGCACGACTACCAGCGCAACCAAATCTTCCTGTCAGCGTCCCGCAAGCAGGCACTTCAGTTCCGAAACTTTATCCGCAAAGCGGCTGAAGAAGTGAACGTCGAACTCAAAGGCGGCGAGCAAATCACGCTGTCAAACGGCGCAGAGCTGCACTTCCTCGGGACGTCAGCGGCGACCGCACAGTCCTACACCGGCCACCTGCGATTTGATGAGTTTTTCTGGACGGGTAACTTTGTCAATCTGCGTAAGGTTGCCGGCGCCATGGCTACGCTCAAAGGCTTAACGCGTACTTACTTCTCCACGCCATCCAGCGAAAGCCATGAAGCCTATCAGTTCTGGACCGGGGATCGGTGGAATGCGAAACGGCCTAAAGCGCAGCGCGTTGATTTTGACGTGTCCTGGAAGAAAACCCATAGCGGCGTGCTTTACCCGGATAAAACGTGGCGGCAGATCGTCACCATTCAGGACGCCATCAACAACGGCTGGGACTATACCGACATTGACGAAATCAGGGACGAAAACAGCCCTGACGAATTTGAAAACCTGTACATGTGCGAGTTCGTCAAAGACGGCGAGAGTGCATTTAACCTTAGCCATCTTTTAGGTTGCGGCGCTGACGGGTATGACGACTGGCCCGACTGGAAACCTTTTGCAGGTCGCCCCATGGGCCAGCGCGAGGTATGGCTGGGTTATGACGCCAACGGCAGCAGTGGAAATGGTGATGCGGGTGCTTTGTCCGTTACTGTCCCGCCCCTGGTCGCCGGAGGGAGGTTCCGCACGGTTGAATTACAGCAGCTGCGAGGTCTTGAGTTTGAGCAGCAGGCTGCGGTCATCAAGGAAGCGGCTGAGCGCTACAACGTCACTCACATTGCTATTGACGGGCAAGGCGTCGGGGAAGCGGTCTGGCAGATTGTTAAAAACTGGTTCCCGGCGGCTATTTGCTATCAGATGAGCCTGTCCTCCAAACGCGCCCTTGTCCTCAAAATGTTGCAGGTCATACGCGCTGGTCGCTGGGAGTATGACCGCAGTGAACAAGGGCTGGTGAGAGCGTTTAACGCTGTTCGCAAAGTCGTTACACCCGGCGGTTTCATCACTTACGAAACTGACCGATCGCGTGGCGTGAGTCACGGGGATATGGCATGGGCAACCATGCTTTCAATTATTAATGAACCACTGGGCCAGGAGAGTGGTGGCGGTGGTTTCGCAATGGGATGGTAACTGTGAAAAAGAAATACGGTAAAAAGCCGATAACCAGCACCGCCGGTTCTGACATTGCGGAGTCACTGAAGGCCGATCCTGAGTTAACTGCATTCAGCTTTGACGGGCCTTATCCGGTACGTGATATGGCCGACCTGCTGGACAATCTCTATTGCCTGGATAACGGGCGATACTATGAAACACCGGTAGATTTTTATGGGCTGGCTAAAGCTCCACGCCAGAGCGCCTGGCATGAGTCTGCCCTGTACTTCAAACGTAATGTGCTCACCGGCTGTTTTATCCCGCACAAGCTGCTCAACCGTCAGACCTTCTCGGCCTTCGCGCTGGACTGGTTCACGTTTGGCAATGCCTACCTTGAACTCCCGCGCAATCGCCTGGGCGGGCCACTTCCCTTCCGTCATTCACTGGCGAAATACACCCGGCGCGGGAGTACGGACCTCGATCAATACTGGTTCATCCGGCGCTGGAAAGAGGAACACTCGTTTAAACCGGGTTCAGTGTGTCACGTTCTGAATCCGGACATTAATCAGGAGGTCTACGGCATGCCCGAATATATGGCAGCGCTGCTGGCGGCCAGTTTGTCACACTCCGCTGACATGTTCCGCAAGCTGTATTACGACAACGGCTCCCACGCGGGGTGTATTGTCTATATTGGTGCGGGACAGGTTGACGATAAAAGCATGAAAACGGTCAAAGAGACACTGACCGGCGCGCGTGGGAAAGGGGCATTTAAAAACGTACTGCTGCATGCGCCAGGCGGCGGCAAGGATGGCGTTCAGATCCTGCCGTTTCAACAGATCACGGCTAAAGATGAGTTTATCAACATTAAGAATGCCACCAGGGACGACATACTCGCGGCGCACCGTATCCCGCCGCAGCTGATGGGCGCCATGCCAGCAGGAAATGGATCGTTTGGGGATATCGAGAAGGCCGCACGGGTCTACGCTATCAACGAGCTGACGCCCGTGATGGAGGCGCTGAAGGTGGTGAACGAGTGGATCGGAGAAGAAGTGATCCGCTTTAACCCTTACGCGTTGCTTACACCTGAGAAATAACCGCCAGAAAATTCAGTTTCTTTAAACAACATCAGCCATTTATAACAGGCCAGCGTTTTCGCTGGCCTCATCTTTTCTGCTTAAAGAATCCAGCATCAGCGCCTCTCCGCGCGTCGCTGCTTTTTTTCTGCGCGAGGCATGCCTCTACCTAAAATCACCGCTCACCGTGACGCAGAATCCATGAGATCGCGCATTCTGCCGCCTTCCCTACCCTAACCCGCTTGCGGGGGCTTGCCCCCCGTCACCTGCCCGCAACGATCCTTCCATTTTTCGTGCATGCACAAAACCGCCATCAAATCGCGCCATTCGTGGGATTGAAATAGATTAAATACATTAAAAAAATTGTACGAATTTGTGCGCTATTTCGCATCGCACTTTATATGGCCATTATTGTCTAGGAAGCGTACTGCAAAGCTGATCATGTTTCATTTACCTACTACTATGTTTAATGTCCACTCCGACCGAGAAGCGGAAATGTACATATCTATTAAAGTGGAGAAGTTTAGTTGCCACTTCCGATGTTAGGCGATAACAATAACATAACAAACAATGAAAGCTCATGATTTCCACCCTTTTTATTTCATGACTGCAAATAACAAATCTAAAATACCCCCAGTAATTTGGTTCTGTATAGTTAACGCATCTTCTCAAGATTAGATGTTTGTTATACTTACTGAAGTTTTAGAGCCTGTAATAAACAGGCTCTGATTGAAAATTATTTTTTACCTTTAGGTCTGTTTTCCTGTATACTTTCCACGATCATTTTTAAATTTTCACGCAACTTATCGAGCCAATTAACACCAATTTTATAAGTTAAATCATCAACCAAATCAGGACTTTCTGATTCTTTTATAATACGTTTTACAGCATGCTCGTAAAATACCTTTTGTTTAGCATTAAATGTTGGGTAAACCTTCTCATACACTTCACGATATCTATGCACCTGGCGGTATTTATAAATATCATTTGGTATAATTCGGATAAGGTTATCACCAGCCTCAAACTCAAGGAATGCTTCATTCCCAGATTTTGTAAGAGAGACCAAAAGATGTAATCTTGCACGTTGCGTATCAATATTTTTTGTATGATAGTTATCTTTTCTTGCAGCCAAAGAATAGGCAGTTTCTAAATATCGGTCAGCACTTGGATAATCTTTAAATGGTATCATGGACATTGCATATTGCACCCAGAAATGTGGATCGTTTATTAGTGTGGGTATAATATGTTTAACTTTCTCATAAAAGTAATTTATTTCCACACGCCTTTGCGGGAGGAGTTTTTCAATAATAGAGAACCTCAGTAAAGAAGTAATCAAAGTATGTAATCTATTGTCTTTTGCATCCTTATTAATAACATACAAATGCTCGACAATTTTAAGTATTTGATTAACAACATATTTATGCTCAAAAACATTTGCTATTAGAAATCTAGACAACGTACTAGATTTAGTCTTAACCATGCCATTACTTATAATAAATAAGTTTTTAACACCTTCATTCTCGATAAATTCTGAGCTATAAATTTTTTCATTGACAGCCACATCTGAAATTAAAGATCTTACCAAAGGGAGACCAATAACATCTAATAATAAAATAGCAAAAACTGTTTCTTTAAATTCTTTGTTGTTTAAAGCAACACTGGATATTTCTCGAATTCTAGATTGTATAGCTTCGGATTTAAGGATAGATAATAGCAAGAACGAAAGTTGACTTTTGGCATTTTCATCGAGCTCTGATAATTTCTCACGCCTAGATAACCCTGCTTTTTCGCCCCATCCACCCAGGTGGTCAACTATATATACGAAATTATCCACTTCGGAATCTGATAAATAATCAATGTTATGAGTTTTAAAACTGCTCATATCCATCGCTAGTAAATGTTGCTTAGTGTTTTCATAGCCAAAGTGTCGAGTGGTAAGTACAAGTTGTATATTATCCTTACGATTTTCTATAGCATAACGAGTATCATCAATACAGTTACTATAATCATCTATGAAGATTACTATTTTCTGACCCAATCGGGATAGTCGTTCAATGTCCTTACTGAAGCTAAATTCATTAAATAAATAATAAAAACAAAGGTATCCTTTCCTTGATAATTTCGACATCAATATTCGTGTCATGATACTTTTTCCATTACCTAAATCGCTGGCAATTAAAATATCACTTGCTGTTTCTATGTGTTCAATAATCTTACTAATTTCTTCACGTAATATTATCTTATCTTGCATATTATCATTGAGAGTAACCTCGTCTATATAACGGTCACTTACTTTCCCAAAAACCATAAAATTGGCGACATCACTATCTCTTATTTCCTCATATTTCTCTTCAGGAGTGTAAAGTTCTAAGGAATCTATAAAACCAACATCCTTATCTTGATGAGATTCTTCAATGCATTTGGCTGCAATATGAGAAAATGCGTTGACACCAATATTAATTACTTCACCAAACATAGCTAACTTATAATTTTGGAATTTGGTAGTGCCTTCTCTAGTAATAAAAAAGGTTTTATTTTTAATTGAGTGATCATTGAAAAACACCTTTTGAATGTCAATGTCATACATAGAATACCCAAGAAAAACTATAGCACTCGCATTGTCTATATCGGTTTTAAACTGTCTATACCAACTAGATGTTAGAAACTGCTCTGGAGAAAGATATGATGATGTAGTCAGTTTTATTGCGGAGTCCAGATCGCTTTCTTTTGAACGCTCAATTCTACCATTAATATGGAGGCAGATATCTTCAGCGGACTTATACTGATTTGGCACATCTTCGAGTGTAAGAGGAGTGACCGACTTTCCTGATTTAATCAAAGAAAGTTCAATAGCATTGTCATAGTTTGTAGTGTATATTCTTCGCCATTTCATACTAAAGATATCTACTTGTTCTTGAGTTACATCTTTAATTGTATAATTATCTTTAAGTAATTTTAGAAGTTCATCTTTTTGAGGAATGTTGTTAAGAAAGAAATCTGAAGCTACCATTAAATCATCGCACTGCTTAATTTCTTCTATATAGTTAGAATCGGCACCGATTTCTTTTAAATAGTTTGCTGACTTATCAGAAATTTGCAAAGCAAGATCTTTCGCTAAAGGTGGGGTACTTTCAATTATGTTTATTGAGTCCTTTGAAAATCCTGCGCCTACGAATACTAGAGCGTTACCTGTTGAAATTAATCTTTTGAGACGTTCGTACGTTTCATTACTTATTAATTCGCTAGCTGAACTTGCAAGTTTAAGGCTATTTAACATAGTATCCATAGCTATCTCCGTGTAAAATGAATTCAGTTGAAATATAGTCTGAATCTACTTTAAAAGATTCAATTCGCATAAATAACATACAATCTATCCCACAGTTTCACAAGGGTATTTTTACCGGATTCAAGCGCTACTATAAAAGTAGCTCTCTTTACCACAACAAAACAATACAATTAAAAATCAATTAGTTATTGATTTCAGGTTACATAAAACCTTCACTCGATTCATCTGTCAAGATGTGATTTGAGATAAGCATACAATAAACAACAGCCGCACAGTCGGCCGCAGGCGTGAAACTCGGCACGATTCCATGATCATGAACTTTCTATTTCGACAATATGTGTGCCTGGCATACTTTTAACCCGCAACTTATCGCCAAGCCCGGGACAGATGGCATGTCTAGTGTTATCTCCGGCTGGACGCTCTTTTTAAGTCTAGTGACGTTTTCTTTGTGAATTTCTACAGTGAACGTGGTCATAATTTCATCCTGATAGCACTTTGGCAGAGATCGAGCAGCTCACTTTGTTTGGTCAATGATGCCGAGGAGTGGTTGGCGTGTTTAAACAATCGGCGCTCCACTATTAACTCCCCTTCTCTGATGGCAAACTCCATTTCGTCACGAGCCAGAATACAGCCGCTGACTAACAATTTAACCTCTCCGTCACAGAGAACGATATTACATCTATGCAGTTCGTCGATCACGTGGTCTGGCAGTTTTTGCGAGATCCCGCTAATGCCTTGCTGCGGTGAATTTCTCCACTCGCCTTTCGCTGCCGTGCCGTTCTGTTGATGTAATTCTACCTCTGACTTTTTCTTTTGGTATTCCGAAGCCGCAGCGGCATAGTTATCTGCCCGCCGTTTCGCTTCGAGCTGTAACTGCTCGCGCCAGCGCTGCTCTGCTTCTTCCGGCGTCAGGCTCATATCTTTCGCGGCGGTGACTTTTGGCCCCCATGCCAGCGCGGTTTCGTCATCAATCGACGTGCGCATGCCACGCGCGATACACATGAAGGTTTGATCTGAGTTTTCTCGGGCAGATTTTCTTAGCCGGCCAGTGATCTCCTGCCTTTGCTGGCGTGAATATCGCTTTAAATCTTCAATATTCAGCGGAAGTTCTGTCACTGAACTGTCGTGGGGCGAGCTTTTATAAGCTGACATCGCCGTTTCTCGCGGTGGTTTTTGGTCCGATACGGCGCGACCCGTACAGTTATTGACAGAACTCCAAGGGGCCGCGTCGCGGCCTTCTAAGGTCAAATTCTCGACCGACGATGGCTTATGCTTCGGTACGATTTTGTAATCGTTGGTGCGGGTATAAATGACCGATTCACTGACCGTAAAAGGACAATAGACGCCGCTGATTTTGGCGACTGTGTCACCATAATCATTGCCGTTTTCGGTGTATTCGTAATTGAGACGAACACGCAAACAATCGCGAGTTACAAACGGGCCGCCCTGGGCGTTGACGTATCCCGGCCAGTCGGGCGCATCAGCAGCAGCACGGGCAGCTTCAAGTTCCGGGTGTAAGACAAGCTCACGACTTCCTAGGCGCCTTAGTTCGCGCCATGTGGATACAGGCGCGCCGCCAATCTGTTGAAACTGGCGAATACTCCAGCGTGAAGCCCACGCCCGCACGCGCTTTGCCATCTCTTTAACGGGTTTGCCTGACTCGTGATCAAACTCGCCATCCATTCCATAACCGTCGATATTTTTTGAGATGTACTTTGCGATGTATCCCGTTGCCGATCCAAACTCTTCATCAATTGGTTTGGCAGTAAAACGATACTGAGCCGCGCCGGGTTCGCTTCCATCCACCTGGAGGGCGTACTCATGAAAAATTTCAGTGGCAAGCTCCACCTCTTCCGGGAGGAGAAATAACAGCAGGTGCCAGTGCGGCGTTCCGTCGTGATGTGGTTCGGCTACACGGAAACCAAATGTGCGGATGCCTTCCCTTCCCCATTTGGCGCGTACACGTGACCAGACGTTGCAAAGGTACTTTTGAGTTTTGCGTGGGCTAGCATTGCAGTATTTATCGTTGCGCTTGCCGGAATGCACATGTGTGGCGTGATAACGTGACGGTGCGGTCAACGTGTAGAACATGCCAACCAGTCCCATCTCGTTAGCCATATCCTCAAAACCGCGCATGCGCACCATCAATTCATGACGGGCGATCTTCGGGTTGGAAACGCTGCCCATGACCTTATCGAGCAAGGAGGTACGCTCGCCAGTGTCCTGGTCTTCCAGCTCCATCGCCTGAAGGTATTCAAAGTTGGCTTTTTTTTGAGCTATCCACTCCCTGAGGCAAGGCTCTGAGCAATAGGGTGATGCCACTTTGCTGACGTAGCTAGTGGCGATCAGGAGGTGCTCGCGCCAGCGGTCATGGATTTTGCGGAGCTTACCTAACCACCACTTTTCCGTTTGAAGTCTGGCAATCACACGCAATGCATCTTCTGCTGTCAGTGCTTCATCGCAATACTGTTTCCAGCCAGGGATCGCAATATTGAGTGAGGACGCTTTACTGGCAATAGCGCCGTAAGCGTAGATCGTGGAAAACTCCACATCTGCCGTTTTCTCGTACCGAAAATCAAACTCGCGCATAAACTCGCTTTTCATCAGATTGGCGAGCCTATAGGCCAGTCGTTTCAGGCGCTTTTTATCTGCCCATGGCAGCAGATGAAAATCATCACGTAGCGGAAAGAGAATTGCAGGCAGATTACTTTGCGGCAGATATTGTGCGTTTACCGCATCAACACGACGCAATACATGGCGCTCAAACGTGTTGAATAACCAGCGTACGGCCTCTTTCCGGTCCCTACGGTCCAGAGTTTCCAGGTGCATTGAAAAGCGCTTGCGGATAAACGCAGGGAGAGCCTGGACGCGGCGCCGCAGATGACGCGCCAGTCTTGCGCGATCAAATGCCCTGCGCGCCTCCCCATCACGAGGGCGCAACGGTACCCGATAAACAACATCAACAAGATCGCTATAGGCAAGTGCCTTACGCTCGCCTTTTGGGGTGAGATACTCAATTGCAGGCTCTTCGGCGTCGCTTGGATTAATAGCCCGCCGTGGGGTATTCCAGCTCCATGCCAGGACTGTGGAATCAGGCATAGCTCACCGTCGTTATCTTACTTTGCAAAGCTAATGCCTCAACAAGCCGGCGCGCCAAACATTTCGGCATATGTCGCATCACCCATCACCGCCCCACAGTCCGGGCAACCTCCACCACCAGAACGACCGCAACCGCCACACACGCGAAATACGCCAATCACTTCACCGGCCATATCGCGGGTTTTGGCGCTAACGGAACGTCGAACTCTAAAGGCGTGGAGATTGAAAGCGGAGTAGATCTGGCGTGTTTCTGGTGTGTCACTATTCGAGATGATCGAGCGCGTTCCATGCTGGCGATTAACGTCCAGCAACGCCGTAACCAAAGCGCGGTGGTCATCCAGGGTAAATGGCTTGCCGTAAGCGGTAAAATTGGCTGTTTTGCTAGTCGGGATGTACGGCGGATCGCAGTAAATCACGGAGTCCAGGCGATTCCTGGCGACGTATGGAATGGAAGTACGAAAATCATTACAAAGAAAGAGCGCGTGAGTATCCCGCGCCTTTTCGGCAAATAGGCGCATTTCTGCTTCTGGAAAATAAGGCGCCTTATAGCTGCCAAATGGAACATTGAAACCGCCATCCCTGTTGGTGCGATAAAGCCCGTTAAAGCAGTGGCGGTTCAGGTATAAAAATGAGGCCGCCCACCGTACAACGTAATCATCTGCACACTCGTCATCCCACGACAGGTGGTTGAACAACTTGCGCTCTTCGTAATAGCTATCTTCGTTATTGCCATTTCTGAATACGTTCCTGGCGATCAGTATCAATCTTTCTGGGTCTTCCCTGAGCGCGAGGAAGAAATTAATCAGTGCGCGATTGCTATCACAAAGCACATAGCGGCGGTATTCCGTATTCATAAAGACTGTGCCACTGCCTACAAAGGGCTCAATCAAGCAATCGGCTTTAGGTAAGTGCTTCAGCAGCTCCGGCAACACGCGGGTTTTACCGCCAGCCCACTTAAGAGGTGACTTAATCATTTGCGGCATTCCTGGTTATAGGTTTCATGGGTCATCAGTCGCCACTGCTTACCACCGTTTTTGCTGAGCAAACGCCAACGGAGGCCAATGCGGATCACGAGATAGGCGTGTGGCTTGACGCGGGTGTAATTACGCTGTCCACGAGCAAAGCAATTCAGGGCGGCAAGCGCCCTCTTACAAACCGGCAACGGCGCGTTACAAACAACAGACAGATGCGAATGCATGGCGGCCCTCATAGCGATCCAATGTGTGGAGAGGTCAAGCGCTGCCAGATTTCGCAGACTTGCTCCGCTTGATATCGCGCGTCAGTGAGCGTGTAACGTGCCAGGGCGCTTCTCGCATGGGGCGCATAGTCTGTAGCAGCAGCAAGGTCGAGAAGTGAACGAATGCAGCGGTATTTTGTGCCTTCAGGGAAAATGCCTGACACCTCTAAGCGATCCACGGCATAACGAAGTGAAACCAGTTTTTCCGGGGCATCTTTGAACCATACGAATAAGGCCGCGTTCCGGGGACAGGTATTGTCGGCGATGAAAGCAGCAAGGCTGCAAAGTGCATCTTCTTCAGCTTCGGTTGCGCTCATTACTTCGGCGCGCCAGTGAGAGTCTTTTTTCATCCAATCGAATGCCGTACTAATGCTGATACGGCCCTTCAAGCTTTCAGTTTTACGAATGTCTATCGAAGAATAAAAAACCTTTCCGATCTGCCCTGTTGAGGGTTCAAAAAACACAGCTTCAATGGCACACAGAGGTGATGACGGTTTCTTACTAACGTTAATCAAATCGATCATTAAGTGATTCATGGTCTACTGCCCTCGCTGGTGATTGTTTCGTGGTTGGCTATCCACTGCTCAAGTGCTGAATAAATCTCTTCGGGGGTAAGGCCTTGCTCTTTCAGCAGGCCCATGCGGATGCGCAGCAATCCGAGTAAGTGGGCGCGCTCGCCTTTGCGCGCATTGGTGCTGATTCCCATAAACTCTGGATCGCTTATTCCGCCTTCCGGCTTTATTGACGTAACCGACATGCAACCTCCTAAAAAAGGCAAAACGAATCCCCGGCAAAGTGAATGCCGTTATTTTTAAAGCAGGTTAATTAATTGTTTGGACGCGGTTTTCTTTTAATCTGCTTAAATATCCTTTCATGCCAGTAATACATGAAATCAATAAATGTCATTCGCGCGCGATCGTGATTACCGCGAATTGCTTTTTCGAGCCCGTAAATTATTAAATCTTTAGACGGGCTTTTTGAGCTAATGGTGATACGAGCACCATTTTTTAGATGTACAGTGAACCCCTGCTCGGCAATTTCCACTGCTTCTCGAATCAGCATTTCCTGTTCCCAAGATGTTTTTTCTTCGGTGAACATGGCGTACTCCGATGATCAGTTAAAGCGAGGGGGCTCCAGCCGCCAGGAGGCTCTAGCTCCCAGTTTCAGGTGTTCCAAGATCTCCGGTGTAACCTCTACGGTTACCTCCTGCGGCTGAACAAACTTCATAGCCCTCTCCAGTTGCTCAGTATCCAGAGATAGCAGGTCATATGGTTTGGGGATGTCACCATCGGTCACGGAAATAATGATGTTGCGGAGTTCTTCAAGAGTGCATTCATCATTCTCGCCTTGAAGCATTGCGAAATGATAAAGGTGGGATACGCCATGGCGTAAAAGCTGGAGAGAGTAATCATGATTCCATTCCAGAAACTCTTTATTGAAATGGAAGCATTGTAAAAGCGAGTTAATTTTGTCTGCATATTCGAGTTTCATTTTCGCCCCCAGAGATTAAAAAGCAATAAACCGCTTTTTACTCATGATTCTGTCAATCGTTCGGCATGCTTCTGATAAAGCAAAGTCAATGCCGTAATAATGGCCTGTGTGCGTAATTTGATAGCGCTGGCGGTTGTACGGTTTTTTGCGTGGGAGTTTCAGAATAGTAAAGCCACAGTAAAGACTGGTTTTGCTATTCAACTGCAACACCCCCTTACCAACCCCACTCTTCATATGAGAACTCCGTCAAACAAAAGATATTCATTGAATTGTTAAGCCATTCATGATGGCTTGTTTATGGTATTTTTTTATGGCCTGCATTCCGCCAAGAATGGGCAGGCAACTACACATAAAACAAGGAGTTTCAATGTCTAGTAATGAAGTTCGTAAGGATCCCTATGTTATCGCCAAGCAATATGGTTACGTCGAAGGCGAATCTGGTATGGCTTTTATTGGCTTTGGCTTCCCGCAAAAAGTCTCCATTCCATCCACTGACCGTTTCTTTGTTGGGCTCGCCTTGGATGAGATCGAAGAGTTGGCCGCCATTCTGCAAGATCACGTCAACAGAAATCGTGGCAAGTAATTGCTTGTAGGGAACCAGCGCCACCAATGTGGCGCTTTTCATATCGCCACGGTAGAAGATTCGCCCTTGTAATGCACTATCTGATTCAGCAGGGTTGAGCATTTTCATTCTCCCAGTCCAAGCCACATCAACCACCCTTCCCTGATCTCCTTCGGACGACTTTCGTAGGCCAGTTTCATGCCGTTGTTCCAGGCTGGAAGGTAAACCCAGTACTCGCCCGCACGGCCAGAAGTTGACTGGGGATCGGTCATCTCGATTACAGGAAGCTTCCCTTTTTCGATCATGCCCTTCACCGCAGCAGGGGTTTTCCCGATGAGTCTGGCGAACTCCTGATAAGGCACAGCATCCGTGCTACTTACAAGCTGTTTGCTCATCTGTTACATTCTCCTTTTGGGTAATTAATTGCTCTTAATTGTATTTAATTGCCTATCCGTGAAAATTCCTTATTCGGAAATTATTTCCTTATAAGAGAATAATCATCTTATGGAGGACTCATGTCAACCCCAGTTCATGAAAAAATCAAGCTCATTAGGGAATCCGAAAGGCTAAATAGGAAAGAAATCAGTGAATTAACTGGCATTGCTTACGGCTCATTTTGTGGCTATGAAGCGGGTGATAAAAAGCCTGGCGTTGAAGCGATAATGAGACTGCTACAACACCCCAGATTCATGAAATACACACTGTGGTTTATGACCGATCAGGTTTCGCCTGAAGCCGGTCAAATCGCACCGGCCCTCGCACACTTTGGGCAAGACTTAACAACCTCGCAGCACTCAGACCAAAAGACTGGTTAACAATTAACCAGTCCTACATACATTTCAAATGTCTATTATTGGTCGAAAAGTATTCATCACATAATTGCAACGCGTTGAGGCCTAAAGGCAAACGCACCCATCGGAGGGTTTTCTTATGACTATTAAGAAACTCGATGATGGTCGATATGAAGTGGACATCAGGCCTGCTGGTCGCAATGGAAAGCGTATCCGCAGGAAGTTTGATAAGAAAAGTGAAGCGGTAGCTTTCGAGAAGCATACCCAGTTCAACCACCACACCAAAGAATGGTTATCAAAACCGACGGATAAGAGGCATCTGTCTGAACTGATACAGCTTTGGTGGAATTTGAAAGGCAGGCATGAGGAGCACGGTCGGATAAACCGCAACAAGTTAGATATTTTTTGCAGAATTACCGACGATCCTTGTGCTTTTCAGATTACAAAAGCGCTGATTAGTCAGTATTACGCGGCAAGAAGAAGCCAGAGTATTAAAGCTTCCACCATTAACCGTGATCTCAACAGCATCAGTGGCATGTTCACAGCGCTTATCGAGGCCGAGTTGTTTTCGGGTGAACATCCGATCAGAGGGCGGAAGAAGTTGAAAGAAGATGTCCCCGAAACTGGCTATCTGACAGAGGACGAAATCAAGCACTTGCTCTTTAAACTGGATGGCGACAACAAGAAGATAGCCGTTCTCTGTTTAAGTACTGGTGCTCGCTGGGGCGAAGCGGCTCGACTCAAGGCGGAACACATCATACAGAACCGTGTGACGTTCGTTAAAACCAAGAGTAACAAGCAGCGGACTGTTCCAGTTTCAGCGGAAGTGGCAAAACTCATAGCGGATGGTAAGCGAGGGTTGTTATTTGGTAAGGCGTCTTATTCTGACTTCAGGCAGATACTCAGGGAAGTAAAACCTGATCTTCCGACCGGCCAGGCGACGCATGCACTACGCCACAGTTTCGCGACGCACTTTATGATTAATGGGGGAAGCATCATTACATTACAGAGGATACTGGGACATGCGCGGATTGAGCAAACTATGGCCTACGCTCATTTTGCGCCGGAATATCTTCAGGACGCGATCTCGCTTAACCCGCTGCGAGGTGGTGCTGATGTGCGAAATGTCCACATAATGTCCACAGATGGGTAATGTATTATGGCTTTCAACGATCTTGCGTGCCGCGCAAACCCGCATTGCATCGTTGAAAGCCCCTTGTTCCGGGTGTGTCCAACGCACCCGACGGGGCTTTTTTCCCACCCTCGATGCAGGTATTCTCCCGACAGATGTGTTAAATTTTGTGTATCTCTGTTAATTCTGCGCTAATTGTCGTTTCGCATAGCTTGCCGGTAGTTACGATTAGCGTTCGGGAGCCGTATTCCTCATGTCCGATTTTCTCCTCGCTCGCGTTTCGCAAACGCTCGCCAATGAACACACCCTGGAAACATTGGTGCGACAGCTGCTTGAGATGCTGGAGCTTGTTACCCGAATGGAATCTACCTACCTGACTCGTATCGACTTCGAGGCGCAGCGCCAGCAGATTATGTACGCGCACAATAGCAGCGAAATGCAGATCCCTGAAGGTTTCTCCGTTCCCTGGAATGACTCCCTGTGTAAACGTGCGCTGGACGACCGCTGCATATTCAGCAACGATGTCGCCGAGCGCTGGCGTTCGTGTATCGCCGCCCAGGATTTGGGTATCGCAACCTTTTTCAGCATCCCCGTGCGCCTGACCGATGGCTCATTATTCGGCACGCTCTGCGCCACCAGCCGGGAAAGACAACCCTATAACATTGAGGGTGAGCAGGTGATGAATCTGTTTGCCAACCTCATTTCGCACTATGTTGAGAAAGAGACCCTGGTGCAGCAGCTTCGGGCTGCAAACGTCGCGCTGGAGATGCACTCGTACACCGATGAACTCACCGGTTTGCCGAATCGCCGCTCGTTGTTCAAGCATCTTGCCGCACAGTTTGCGCAGGCCAGAGAACGCCAGCGCAGCGTACTGCTCATTTTTATCGATCTCGATGATTTCAAGGCAATCAACGACCGATTCGGTCACCCCTGCGGTGACAGCTTTCTGATTCAGGTTGGAGAACGCCTGTTGGCCCGCGTCCGCTGCGGCGATATTGTTGGCCGCCTGGGCGGCGATGAATTTTTGCTGGTTGGCCTATGTTCCGAAGCGGAGGAACAACAGGAGTATATTGCCGCTTTACGTAAAGAGCTAACGGGGATCTATTTCCTTGGCGCGTACCGAATTAACTATCCCGGCGCCAGCTTTGGCGTGATTGAAGCCGACCCACAGGCAATGGACGTTGAGCAAGCGCTACGAAGCGCCGACGACGCGATGTATCAGGATAAAAAGTCACGTCGCCAGGGAACATTTTTTCATATTGACTAATATACGGTGAAATCCCGTATCATATTAAGCACGATTCGCACCTACAGGGGCTCAATAATGAGACTGGGTATTCTATTTCCGGTGGCTATTTTTATCGTCGCCGTTGTTTTTCTGGGCTGGTTTTTTGTCGGCGGCTATGCGGCACCGGGCGGGGCGTAA